AGTGATAAAAATAATTTTGGATACCTAGGGTATAATTTCCAAATAAAACTAATTAATCAACTTATTCTCGATAAAAACTTCACATCATCAATTGTGGATGTGATAGAGGCTAAGTACTTTGATAACCAATACTTTAAATTGGTTATGCAAATGATAAAAGAGTATTATGAGAAATATAACGTGCCCCCATCTTTTGACGCGTTAGACCAGATAGCTAGGATAGAAGTTACCTCAGATATAGCTAGAAAGAATATCTTTGACATGTTAACTGATATTAAGGAATGTCCATACGAAGACCATTTATGGATTCAAGAGAAGTCATTAAAATTCTGTAAACAACAAGAATTGAAAAAAGCTATTACTAAGGTTAACAAAATTTTAGATGATGGTGATTTTGAATCTTACGATAAATGTGAATCCTACATTAGAGAAGCTATACAAGTTGGTGAACTTGATGAGACTATATTAGACGCTTTCCACAATCTAGATGAGGTACTAGAGGATGATTTTAGAGAACCGATACCAACAGGAATAGTAGGTATTGATAATTTATTGGATGGTGGTTTGGCTAAAGGTGAAATCGGTGTATTTTTAGCACCAACTGGTGTAGGTAAGAGTACGGTGTTAACTAAAGTAGCTAATACAGCATATAATTTAGGGTTTAACGTATTACATATATTTTTTGAAGACAACCCAAAGATTATACAAAGAAAACATATAACATGTTGGACGGGAATCTCATCAAAAGAACAATCAACCAGAAAAGAAGAGGTAATAAGAAAGATTGAAAAATATCAAGGAAGAGGTAGATTATTGTTAGAGAAATTACCTTCAGACACTATGAATGTAGGTCAAATTAAGAATAGAATTAGGAAGTTAACCGCTGAAGACATTAAGATTGACTTGGTTATATTAGACTATATTGATTGTGTACTACCGGATAGGGTATTTTCTGACGAATGGAAGGGTGAGGGTTCAGTTATGAGACAATTTGAGACTATGTGTAACGAATTAGATATTGTTGGTTGGACAGCGGCACAAGGAAATAGAACATCAATCTCATCAGATATCGTAACAACGGATATGATGGGTGGGTCAATTAAGAAGGCTCAGGTTGGTCACGTTATAATATCTATAGCTAAGAGTTTACAACAGAAAGAGTTGGGGTTAGCTACAATAGCTATCACAAAGTCTAGAATTGGTAAGGACGGCGTAGTCTTTGAAAATTGTAAATTCGACAATGAGTACCTAGAAATCGATACGGACCAATCACAAACGTTGTTAGACTTAGAACAACAAAAGGAAACAAGAAATGCGGAAAGAGTTAGAAATGCTCTAGACCGAAGAAATAGACAAATAAATAATTAAAAAAAGACAGAGAATGGAATTATCAAGTGAGATTTTATCAGAAATCACAGTTCATATGAAGTACGCTAAGTACATACCCGAATTACAAAGAAGAGAGACATGGGAGGAATTAGTTACAAGAAATATGGATATGCATATTAAGAAGTACCCAGAACTAGAAGACCAAATTAGAGATAAATACCAATACGTATACAACAAGAAAGTTTTACCATCAATGAGGTCAATGCAATTTGGAGGTAAACCATGTGAGATATCACCAAATAGAATATATAATTGTGCATATCTTCCGATAGATTCAATTGATTCATTTAATGAAACAATGTTCCTATTATTAGGAGGAACTGGCGTTGGTTATTCAGTTCAAAAACACCACGTAGATAAATTACCAGCAATACAAAAACCGTACCCAAAAAGAAAGAAAAGATTCTTAATTGGAGATTCTATTGAAGGATGGGCAGACGCAGTAAAAGTTCTTATGAAATCATATATGAATGGCGGTGGTTCACGTATTGAATTTGATTATTCAGATATTAGAGAAAAGGGAGCTCGTTTAGTGACATCCGGTGGTAAAGCCCCAGGACCACAACCATTAAAAGAATGTTTAGTTAGGATTGAAGGGATTTTATCACTAAAGGATAATGGTGACAAATTAACAACATTAGAGACACACGATATCATATGTTATATTGCGGATGCAGTATTAGCTGGAGGTATTAGACGAGCAGCATTGATTAGTTTATTTTCTGCAGATGATGACGAAATGATTGCGGCAAAAGCCGGTAATTGGTGGGAATTGAACCCACAAAGAGGTAGAGCAAACAATTCAATCGTATTAATGAGACATAAAATCACTAAAGAGTTTTTTATGAATGTCTGGAAAAGGGTGGAACTATCCGGAGCAGGAGAACCTGGAATATATTTGAACAATGACAAAGATTGGGGAACTAATCCGTGTTGTGAAATCGCACTAAGACCATACCAATTCTGTAATTTATGTGAGGTTAATGTTTCAGATATTGAGTCACAAGAAGATTTAAATGAAAGAGTTAAAACAGCAGCATTTATTGGGACATTACAAGCAGGTTATACGAAATTCCATTATTTAAGAGAAGTTTGGCAAGAAACAACCGAAAAAGAGGCTTTAATTGGTGTATCTATGACAGGTATTGGTTCAGGTAAAGTTCTTAAGTATGATATGAAAAAATCAGCTTCATTAGTTAAAAGAGAAAATACTAGAGTTGCAAAATTAATAGGAATCAATCAAGCAGCAAGAACAACTACTGTAAAACCAGCTGGAACCACATCATTAACATTAGGAACGTCATCAGGTATTCACGCGTGGCATAATGATTACTATGTTAGAAGAATTAGAGTTGGTAAAAATGAGTCAATTTATACTTACCTACTAATTAACCATCCTGAATTATTAGAGGACGATTATTTTAGACCAAAAGACACTGCCGTAATATCTATACCACAAAAAGCACCAGAAGGCTCAATATTAAGGACAGAGTCACCATTTCAATTACTAGAGAGAATTAAGTTAATTGCTAGTGAATGGGTTAAGTCCGGACACAGAAGTGGGTCAAATGGGCATAATGTATCTGCTACTGTATCCTTGAGAGAACATGAATGGGGTGCTGCAGGAGAATGGATGTGGGAAAATAGAAAGGCATATAATGGATTATCGGTATTACCATTTGATGGTGGTTCTTACATACAAGCTCCATTCGAAGATTGTACAAAAGAAAAATACGATGAAATGATGGTGTCGTTAAATACTATTGACTTAACAAAAGTTATTGAAGTAACAGATAATACAGATTTAAGTGGTGAGTTAGCGTGTTCAGGTGGGAATTGTGAGATTGATATTGATTTAGAAAAGTTAAAAGTAGGTGAAGAATCATAAATATAGTAAAGAAATACTTTATCATTTTAATTGTGGTAAATGTAATAAATGGTGGACCATAGCGGACCACCATTTATTATTTAAAGACAATAAAATAACTTGTACACACTGTGGTCATAAGGATAACACAACAGAGATTAAAAATGACACCCAACAAAGCAAGAATTAATATATTTATAGTAAAACAATAAAATGTCTGAATTTGGAACATATGGAATTAATTTTCCACTTAACAAGAGTAGATTAGGTTACGCTTTCGATTTAACTGAGACACCAGATGAAGAGATTAAGGCTAATTTGATTCATTTGTTGTTGACTAGGAAAGGTATGAGGTATTATTTACCTGATTTCGGAACAAGGTTGTATGAGTATATATTTGAACCTATGGATAATCAGACATTTGATAGTATAGAGGCGGAGATTAGGGAACAAGTAGACAAATTCATACCAAATCTAAGGATTGATAAGATAGTTATAACACCACTTACCGAAGCTGAGGAAGGTGAGGGTGTGTTAGTTACTGATAACGATGAGAGGGTTTATAGAGTTGCTGGTGGAGGAACTGAAGAATATACAGCTAAAATAAGAATCGATTTCACCACAACCGGAGGTGCTTTTGAGACGACAGATTTTGTTATAATAAATTTATAATATGGGAAATAATAAGATATCATATACAGAAAGAGATTTTGTTGGTTTAAGGACTGATTTACTTACTTATGTTAAGGAACAATATCCT